CTGCAGCAATGGTGGCAGAATTTGAGACAGTGGATGCTGGCAAGCCGAATAAAAACCGCTATGCGCTTTATGTTGTTTATACAGCTTTAGAGGAATTGTGGCAGCTAGGCAATAACATCAAAGCAGGTGAAGCAAGTCGTGGCATCCTGTGTTACAGCAGAACAAGAAAAGAACACACTGCCAAAATGGTAGAGTGGAAAGAAAAAATAACAGCGCAGGGCATTACTTTTAAAGCCTAATAACAACGGGGAAAAATCCCCAAGGGGTTCCAAATGAACGGCGAACAGTTTTCATATAATTACGGTAATATGATTTACACGGTAGAGGTTATCGACTTTGATGGCGGCGAACCTGCTTACAGGTCAGGGCACCCAGACAGCTGGACGCCAGCAGAATACGCGACATGGGATTTTATAATTGTTGACGTTCACGCCTGTATGCAAAGTGAATTTGATTTTGAACAGCTTTGCGATGACGATTTTGATTTGATCGAATGGTTGAATGATGACGTAAACGAAAGCATTGAGGCCGCTATGCGAAAAGCGATTGACGAACCAGACGAAGATTTTTTCGATCAGGACGATTACAACGATTGCTACTATGGCGGTTGACAACCAAGGGCGAAAGCCCTTTTTTTGTGTTTGCATGATTCTTGCGTTATCATTTCCGCAATGACTGGCGGTGCTGGTCTAAAATTGTCGGAGACAATAAACATGAATTTTCCAGAACATGAAATCATTCCAATTTCAAAACTTTCGCCGTTTGAAAACAATTCCCGCACCCATTCTGACGACCAGATTAAACAGGTCGCAAATTCGATAAAAGAATTTGGCTTTACGAATCCGATACTAATAGACGAAAAAAATACGATTATAGCTGGTCACGGCCGCGTTCTGGCAGCAAAAAGCCTCGACATGGCTGGTTTGCCAGCTATAAGGCTTACGGGTTTATCAGACACGCAACGCCGCGCGCTTGTTATAGCCGACAACCAGCTTGCGCTAAACGCCGATTGGGATATGGACACGTTAAAACTTGAGATTGAATCTCTTGGTGAACTTGACTTCAACATTGATTTGCTAGGGTTCGATGATGACTTCCTGTCAGGGTTGCTTGATGAAGAACCTGTTGACGGGTTAACAGATGAAGACGCAGTACCAGAGCCACCAGAAACACCCGTGAGCGTATTGGGTGATATTTGGCAGCTAGGCAATCACCGATTAATGTGTGGTGATTCAACCAGTATTGACGCTGTTGAAAAGCTAATGGATGGGCATAAGGCTGACATGGTTTTTACTGATCCACCTTATGGTATTAGTATTGTTCAAAACAATCAGATAGGTGGTGGTGGTGCTTTTGGAAAGGGCAAACAAGCAAAGAGTGGCGGCAAGCATATAGCGGCTAACAAATACGCTCCAGTGGCTGGTGATGAGTCAATAGATGTAGCTGTTGATGCTATACAGGTGATTAAAACACTAGGTGCAAAAGTAGAGATTATATGGGGTGGTAACTATTATGCCCAGCACCTAGGCAACTCTAAATGCTGGGTTGTTTGGGATAAGCAGACAGGCGATAGCACTTTTGCTGATGCAGAGCTGGCATGGACTAATCAAGATACCAAAGTAAGAACATTCCAGCATAGGTGGTCTGGGATTTGCAAAGCATCCGAGCATGGAGAAAAAAGAGTCCACCCAACACAGAAGCCAATAGCATTAGCTGAATGGTGTTTTAATATATATGGGCAGAAGTGCGACACAATATTAGATTTATTCGGTGGTTCAGGATTTACACTCATGGCTTGTGAAACAAAAGATAAGAAAGCTTTCGTAATGGAGATGGCAGAACCATATATAGACGTAATCATAAACCGTTGGCAGAAATTTACAGGCAAAGAAGCCATACATATTGAAAGCGGTAAAACTTATAATGAATTATCTATATCGAAAAATGTCGATACAGGTGGCGAATAATGGCCTTTGAAATCACAGATGAAGTCATAAGACAGGTAGAAGCACTCGCAGCGCAAGGGTTAAGCGAAGAACAAATAGGCTCTGTTATAGGTTGCAGCAGGGAAACTATAAGACGAAGAAAGAATGATAATGAGGCTTTTGAGGCATCTATAAAAAGAGGAAAACATAAAGGCGTCGCCAAAGTCACCAATGCTTTGTTTCAGAAAGCAGTAAAGGGTGACAACGTGGCGATGATATTCTTTCTCAAGAACCGCGACCCAGACAACTGGCGTGATCGAGTTGAAAATGTTGTGACAGCAAACCACACAGTAAACAAAATCGAGATCGAAGTTATTGGCGGCGATGCAGACCTTACGGATTAAGGCGACACAGCCTCAAGCACGGTTTCTGGCAAGCCAAGCCAAGTACCCATTGTTCTGCGGCGGCTTTGGTTCAGGCAAAAGCGAGGCGATGGCGAACAGGGCGATGATGGACGCAGCCGAAGCGTCTGACGCTATGATAGGGTTATACGCACCGACTTATGACCTTGTGCGACTAATAACGGCGGCTAGGATGCAGCAGAAACTTTCTGAACATGGCATACGTTACAATTATAATCAGTCCGAAAACGTCATATACACCAGCAATACGCAATTTGGTGATTTCATTCTAAGAACCTTAGACAATCCAGCACGAATCGTTGGTTATCAGACGTATCGGTCACACGTTGATGAACTGGACACATTGCGCCCGAACCACGCGCGAACCGTCTGGAATCAAATCCTTGCGAGAACCAGACAAGTACCAAAGGGAATGACACCAGAAACAGTATTCAACCGTGTAAGCGCTTACACAACGCCAGAGGGTTTCAAGTTTTGCCATGACAGATGGGTAAAAAATGCCAGTGACCTTTACCAGATTGTTAAGGCCAGCACTTATTCAAATCCGTATCTACCGAAAGATTACATTGAATCGTTAAAGGCATCGTATCCAGCGCAGCTAATTGCGGCCTATATCGAAGGCGAATTTGTGAACTTGACCAGCGGTGCTGTTTATCCAGATTTCGACCGCCGCCAAAATGCTTGCTACACTACCGCCACAGCAACAGAACAAATTCATGTTGGCATGGATTTTAACGTCAATAATATGAGCGCGGCTGTTGTGGTTATCCGTGACGGCGAACCGCATTTTGTTAATGAATTGACTGGGATTCGAGACACGCCAGCCATGATTGAAGCGGTCGCCGAATTGTACGGTAAAGATCGAGTGACGATTTATCCAGACGCCAGCGGTAGAAATGCGAGCAGTAAAGGCGCATCATTGACCGATATTGCTTTATTACGGGCGCACTTTACTGTATACGCAAAGAAACAGAACCCAAGAATCAAAGACAGAGTGCTTGCCGTGAATGTTAAAATATCGAAACGTGAATTGCGGGTTAATGTTGATCATTGCCCTGAATTGGCGAACGGACTAGAGCAACAAGCATACGATAAAAATGGAATGCCCGATAAAACGGCGGGCGTTGATCACGTTCTTGACGCGGCTGGCTATGTCATTCACTGGCTGTTTCCGATTGAGCGCCCCAGCAGCGGAATAATTGAAACGATTGGAGTTTAAAAATGCCTATTGATACCAGAAACCCTAGCTACAACGGCGAACAGTGGGCACAGATGCGCGACTGTTTTGCTGGTGATTCAGTGATAAAGAGCCGCAAGGATTTATACCTAACGCGCGCGGCTGGTCAGTCAGATGACGAATACAGCAAGATGCTGAAACGCGCTTTTTTCCTGCCTGTGCTTTCGCGCACTATTTCAGAAGTGACCGGAAACATAATGCGGAAACCTGTGCAGGTCGAACTGCCTGATTCGCTGCAGCCGATGATAAAGGATGTGGGAAACGGTAAGGACCTGAACACTTTCACGGCGGGTTTGATTGACGAACTATTGCTTACCAGTAGGCGTGGCATTCTTGTTGATTTCGATGACGCAAAGAAACAGGCGGCGTTTCGTTCATATAGCGCGGAATCAATCATTAACTGGTCAGATGATTTCATCATATTGCGCGAACCGTTTCTGGTTTCGGATCCAGATGACAAATACAATCTGGTCGAGGCTGTCGAGTATCGAGAACTTACCCGTGACGATGACGGATTTTATATGCAAAGGGTTTGGAGGGCTGACGGCGACACCTATGTTGCTGGCGAACCTATTTACCCGACCAAGCTGGGCGATAAGTTAACTGATATTCCTTTTGTCTTTGTGAACCCTATCGACAACACGCCAGCGATTAAGAAACCCGTTTTCAAGGATCTGGCTGACGCCAATTTGCAGCACTATCAGGTGTACAGTGACTTACGGCAGGTTATTCAAGCGACCACGCACAAGCCAACATTCCTTTTCATGGATGGCAAACCGCCGACCACTATCAAATATGGCATTGGTGGGCTTAATCACATTCCAGACAGCGCTGGCCACGCCGAAGTTGTAAGCGATCAGGGCGGAATTTCGGAATATCTTTCTGTGCTTGATAAGCTTGAACACCAAATGGCCGCACTGGGCGCACGGGCGTTGCAAGCCAAGCGCGCACAGGTACAGACCGCAGAGAGCGCACGGGTTGAGCAATCAGGCGACAGCGCCACGCTTATGACCATCTCCGACAGCGTTGAATCGGCACTTATCAAGGCGTTTGAATTGGCGGCTGGGTTTTTGGGTGTTGACGAAAGCCAGATTGACATAAAAGTAAACAAAGATTTCATCGAGGGCGAATTGGATGCGGCAATGGTTGGCGCGTTATTGCAAGCGATCAACACGAACAGAATGAGCCAGCGCACTTTCACTGAATACTTACAGCGCGGCGAAATTGTTACAACCAGCGTTGATGAAGAAATTGAGCGCATTGAAAATGGATTCTGATACATTCCTGATTGACGCGGCAGCGCGCCACGCGCACTGGTTGGAGCGCTACAAAACACAGCGGTCAAATGTCGCGCTGAGGATGATGGCACAGATCAAAAAGGAGATTATCGCTGAGATTGCAAATGGCACGGTTTCGACACTGGCCCAAAGCAAGGACCTAGAGAGCAAGATAGATAGGATCCTAAGTGACGGGCTGGAAAAGGTCACAGCAGAAATCACGGTTGAACTAAAGTCCTTTGGTGTGTCACAGGCAGGGTTTGAAGTGATGACGATACAGGGAGCGGCAGCCGGAGCGGTTAAGGTTACCAAGCCAACCGCATCGCAAGTCTGGGCGCTTGCCAATACCAGACCATTCAACAATAAGCTATTGAAAGAAACCTATGCAGAATTTACTGATGAAAGTCGGAAAGTGATCAGGAACACAGTCAGGCGCGCATTTTTTGAGGGTTTCGCCATGACTGACTTGATTAAGGAATTGAAAGGATCGAAAGAAATGGGCTTTAATGACGGCACATTTTCTGGAATTGACCGCAAACTTAAAATGCTTGTATCAGGTTCGGTTAGCCACATGGCGAATGCGGCGCGTTCTAAGGTCTATGAGGATAATTCTGACCTAGTGACACACGTTCGATGGCTTTCAACGTTAGACAGCAGAACAAGCGGCGTGTGTAGGGGTTTGGACGGCCAGTTGTTTGAAGTTGGCAAGGCGCCGAACATACCGTTGCATCCTAATTGTCGCAGTACGACAACAGCGGTCATTGATCCACAGTATTCAAAAAGAAATCGGAGTCTTTCAGTCAGGCCGACCAAAGGCGCTGACGGTGCTGGAAAGTTTAAAGGGGCCGGAAACTATTCAGACTGGTTACGGAGCCAGCCGAAATCGTTTCAAGAAGATATTCTTGGCAAAAAGAAAGCCGCGCTTTTCAGAGACGGCGGGCTTGAAATGAAAAATTTTATACATGACGAAAAAGAACTGTCGATGGCAGATCTGGAGAGAAACTACCCGAAAGCGTGGGAAAAAGCAGGGCTTTAGAAACTAACGCTGGCGCGGCGCGCTGGCAAACCAACGGAGTTGGAAACTATGAAAAAGAACGCATTGCTACAATATAAACTGAACCGAAAGACCGATGACGATGACAAGGGTGGCGGCGGTGGTGGTGACGAAACCATTGAATCGCTAAAGGCCAAGCTGTCAGAGTTTCGAGATAACAACATAAACTTGACGAAAAAGCTGGCAGAAGTCGAGGGCATTGGCGCACAGTTTAACGCATTCAAAAAGCAGTTTGATGGCATCGACCCCGAACAAGTGAAAGCGATGCAGGAACAGCAGCGCAAGATTGCCGAAAAAGAATTGATTGATCGCGGCGAACTTGAAACGGTGCTGGCCAAACGCATGGAATTAGCAACCAGCGATTTTACCGGCAAGATGGGCGCGAAAGACGCCGAACTTGAAAGGCTAAAGGCCGATTTGTACAAAGTGAACAAGCGCGTGAACATCGACAGCGCGGCGGCAAAGGCAATGGCAGACCAGAGAATTAACCCTGTTTTGCATGATGCGGTTTATTCAATGATCGGCAGCAAATTTACGTTGGCAGACGATGGCAGTGTGGTCGCTTATGACGACAAAGGCCAGATTTTGCACGGCGCAGATGGCGGAAACTTGACCATCGCGGGCTTTGTGGCTGGGCTTGATGGTTATTATAAGACCCCAAGCAGCGGCGGCGGTTCGCGTGGTTCAGGCGGCGGCAGTGGTGGTGGTGGTGAAAACAGATCCAGCCGCGAGAATATACGCGCTGGACTTGGCGACTTATAGCGCTTGACCCCGATCAATTTTTTCGCTATATAAGGGAATACAAAAGGGCGCGCGGTGTGCGCCTACCTATCAGCGGCGTTGATGGGGAAAGTAAATAAATCATTTATTTTTCAGCGCCGCTTATGGTGTCTGAAATCACAGAAAAAAGGTGAATTATCATGGCATCATTAACATTAGCAGAAGCGCAAAAACGCATTTCAAACCAGCTTATCAAAGGCGTGGTTCAGGACGTCCTTACAACAAACCCAATGTGGAATATGCTACCGTGGATTGGCTACGAGGGCGCAGCGGTTGGCATTAACCGTGAAGACACTGGCGGCGATGCACAGAACTTGGCAGTCGGCGGCACTATCACGGCAAAAGGCGCACAGTCTACCGTGCTGGACTACCACACAGCGGTTACAACCATCGGTGACGTTGAAATGAACGGCCTTGTTAAAATGCAGGGTTCAATGGCTGACCTGTTGGCCGATGAAATTTCAAGCAAAGCCAAAGCGGTTGGCCGTCTGTTGCAGACTGGCATGGCCACAGGCACAGGCACAAGCCCACAGTTAAACTCGTTTCATTCATTGTGCGATGCGAGCCAATTCACAACCGCCAGCGCTGGTCAGGCAATCTCTTTTGAATTGTTGGACGAGGGTCTTGACCTTGTTAAAGCCAAAGATGGCGAAGTTGACTACATTGTTATGCACGGTCGCACTTTGCGAGCATACCGCGCATTGGTTCGCGCACTTGGCGGCGCGAATGAAACTGTCGTTTTCGATATGGGCAACGGCCGCAAGCGCAACGTAGACGTTTACAACAACATTCCAATTTTCCAGAACGACTATCTTTCTATCACTGAAACAGCAAACGGCGCGGCGCTTACCACTGGCGCGTTGACGTCTGTTTATTGCGGCACGTTCGATGACGGTTCAAAGAAAGTTGGTTCGGGCATGATTTACCCAGCTGGCGCGTCAGTAGGCTTTGACGTTGAATCAATCGGCAAGTCAGAAACCAAGGATGACGAAATCTGGCGCGTGAAGTCATATTCAAACTTTGTGAACTTCAACCGCCGTGGCTTGGCGCGTATCACTTCAATCAACAACTAGAATTGACACGTTGAAATAGAAATAATGAGGGGCGCACTTAGCGCCCTTTTTCAAATCAAAAGTGGGAAATCAAACGATGAAAATTCAATTGGTAAGGGATCCACGATATAAAGCCCGCGGCGGCAAGCATTACGGCATCCAATTTGATGAAAACGATCAGGCAGAAGTTGACGAAAAACTTGTTGGCAGCTTGCTAGATGCTGGAAAGGTCATTGATAAAACAGAAATGAAAAAGGCGAAAGCCAAAATCGCTATCAATAAAGCTTAAGGAGTGCGAGCGATGTTAATCAACGGCAAGCCAGTAAGCAGCAAGAACGCGTTGCCAGCAGCGCTGACAGACTACGCTGGACTTTCGGCGCACAATACGATTTTTGGCGAAACTACCGTTGGCAATCGGCGTGATTACATTAGCTCAAATTTTAACTGGGGCGTTTCGACCCGTGACGGCGTAAAGACCACAACAGGCACAGGCGCTATTGGAAAGACGGCAGACCCCAAACAGGCGTCACTGGCATCGTTTAGCACTGGTGTTGGCGTTGGTTCTGCAGAATATATTACGCTGGATTCAATACGATACCGCGCTGGCCACGAAATTGTTTCAAATTTCACAGCGGCGTTTGAAAACGCACAGGCCGGAGTTGATTCAAAGATTGGTTTGGGTGACACAGATAATCGTTTGGCGCTGGGCTTTCAGGGCACTGTTTTTGGTATCTGGCACAAGAACGGCGGCACTGAAACTTTCATACCGCAATCAGAATGGAACGGAAACAGGCTGGACGGCACAGCAGACCGTGACGAGTTTTTTGTTGATTGGGCTGGCTTGAATGTTTTTAAATTGCAGTTGGGATATTTAGGAATTGCGCCAATTGTCTTTTCGATGTATTGCGGTTTCAACATTGGCTGGCAAGTCTTGCATGTAATTGATCTCACGAACAAAAGCCCAGCAATTACGCATGTAAGTAACCCGTTTTTGAAGCTACAATCCAAGATTCAGCGCGCCAGCGGCAGCGGAACGAATGCGCGCATTTTAACTGGTTCATGGCGCGGCGGTGTTATTGGTTCAGATGGCGAAGATAATTCAAGCGACCGCTGGAACGTGTACAGCATGACGGGCAAAACGTTGGCGACAGGTAGAAACAACATTTTCACGCTGAAAAACATTGGCACCTTCAATGGCACGGCCAACGCAATCAGGGTACAGATGGCCATCGTTTCAATCGCTGTAGACGGCAATAAGTCTATCGAGTTTCGGGCAACGAAAAACGCCATTGTCACTGGATCTTATGCAGACATAGACACGGCGAACAGCGTGGTGCAGGTTCTTGTTGGTGGCGCAGCGCCCACAAACGGCGTTATCGGTGCCGGCACTGTTCACGGAAAAGTTTCATCGCGCCGTGATGACGTTCGAGGCACTGGATTTTACATGCGACCGAACGAAACATTGACCTTTGAAGCGGTGCCAGAGGGCGCATTTACTGGCACGGTTTCGCTTTCGGTTCGTTGGATTGAGGAGTTTTAAATGGCTGTAATAATTGGCACAGATTCATATACAGACGAGGCGGCGCTTTCCGCATACGCGGCGGCCAGAGGGCTGACGATTGCGGGTGACACGACACAGCTTTTGCTACGCGCAATGGATTTCATTGAAACGCGCAGTTTTGTTGGAACCAAAGCCACTAAAGTACAACCGTTACAATGGCCGCGCAGTGGCGTGACAATAGACGGTTGGAGCGTGGCCAGTGATGAAATACCTGCAAAGCTGGTAAAGGCGCAGATAGAAGTTGCACTATCAATGGACGCATCAAGCGACCCAATGGCCACAGAGGGCAGGGCGATTTCATCGACCACCGTTGGATCTGTGTCTGTCACTTACGCAGACAAAAGCGAGGTGTCACGGCCAAAGATTGACATGGCGCTTGTTGGCTTGGTCCGTGATGGCATTGAAGTGGTGTTTATATGAACTACGGCGAACTGACGATCATGGCCAGTGGCCTGTTGAAAGAATTCGGCGCGGAATTTACTTTCGAGAGAGCGACAGAGGGAGCATTTAGCCCTACCACTGGCGACATGATACCCGTTATTACAACGTGGACCGGATACGGTGTTATTGGTTCGTTTGATTTCGCCCATGTCAATGAGACAATCAGGCAGGGTGATTTCCGTTTGACGCTTGAGTCAACAACGGTACCGCCAATGGTAGGCGACACAGTGAATGGTTTCACCATCGTAAACGTGGCGGCGGTGGTGCCAAACATGCAGGAGGTTATTGTTTATGAGTGCCATTGTAGACTTTAAAAAGATCTCAGACGCGATAGGCGGCGACATTAGGAAACACATTCAAGCCTATGCGCTTGAACTGGGCGCCTCAATCTTAGAAAGAACACCTGTGGATGTTGGTATTGCGCGAAATTCATGGTTTTTTGAATTGAACGCCGTTCCGAAAGCAGAGGCAAGATTTCCGTCAGACTATAAAGAACTAAAAAAACAGAATAAATCGGTAAAAGATAGCGATTCAGTGAATTCTTTGCGAAAGGCAGTCAAAGATTACAAGCTGGATGACACTTTTTACATCGTGAACCGAACGCCATACATCGTTTATATAGAAAATGATTTCGGTGTCGTCAAGGGTGCTATCGACCAAGCCAGAATTGAAATGTCAGATACAATTAAAACGGCGGGATTATTATAATGGCTACTCATTACGCGGATATTTCAGCAGCATTGGACAGCAGACTAAATGATTTAGGCGTTCCAGTAGCATGGGAGAATGTTTCACATTTCCCTGCAGATGATATATGGATCCAGACGCAAAACATGACTACCGACACGACACAGGCCGAACTGGGCAGGCTTGGCGCGGATCGGACAATAGGGATTTACATTTTAAAGGTTTGGGGAAAAGCTGGGTTAGGCAAGGGCGCCATAATTAGAATGGCGGATACAGTATGCGACCACTTCCCGCGTGGCGGAGTTTATTCAAACGGCGGGGTTGACGTAAGAATTAGGCGCAACAGGATCGGGCAGATCACAAGCTATGAAAGCAAAGTGATGATGGCCGTGGAAATTTACTATGAAGCATATACAGCAGCGCGATAGCATTCGCCAGTTTTTGCGGTATTATGAATAAAACTTAATTGAGGTACACGACATGAGCAAAGCAGTTGGCGCACAACACGAAACGGATTATGTGGTCGAATCAGTTTTCGGAACGACCCCAGCGACCCCAGCGATGACACCAATTCGGCACACTGGTTTCACTTTGGGATTAACTAGATCGGCAATACAAAGCGCTGAATTACGCGCTGACCGTCAAATCACTGATTTACGTCTTGGCAACAGATCCGTTGCTGGTGACGTCAGTTGTGAATTTTCCTATGGCACCTTTGACGACTTTCTTGCCGCTTCACTTGGCGGAACGTGGGCGACTGGTGTTCCTATTGCTGGAACGGACCAGCTAAAGGTTGGCGAACTACTGCCAAGCTATACTTTGCGCCGTTGGTTCAGCGATATTAATGTTTTTGAAGTTTTCACAGGCGTCAGATTTTCTGGTATGTCTATGAGCATACAGCCAGACGCAATAGCGACAGTGACATTCAGTTGCATTGGCAAGGATAAAGCAAATTCTGACATTTCTGGCGCTACCAAGAACAGCGCAACGACAAATTCACCTTTGACTGGCCACGAAATTGGCACAATCAAAGAGGGCGGTGTCACTTATGCTGGAATGACTGGAATAGATCTGTCACTTGATAACGGAATCGAAGCGGCTTTTGAACTTGGATCCAGCAGCAGCGGTGACCATACGGTAAGTCAGTCCAATGTTACCGGCACGGTTACCGCTTATTTCACCAGCGCTGCCTTGCTTGATAAGTTTATCAACGAAACTGAATCGAGCCTTGAATTTACCCTGACCGATGTGGACGGGAATGCGGTTCGTGTGTTGCTGCCGCGCATAAAATTCACTGGTGGTCAGCCTGATGTTGGCGGAGCGGGCGCGGTGTTGCTTTCAATGCCTTTTCAGGCGCTTTATGACACCGTTACTGGAACAAACCTACTCATTGAAAGGACCCCTGTCTAATGAACTTTGACGAATTCATTGAAAAGCATGGAACGGCCACAAAGCAGGGTGCTGGCGCCAAATTACCAATTGGCGATACTGGTGAATTCTTGCTGGTGGTTGGCTTAGAGTCAAAGATTGGCCAAACCGCGTCGTGGGATATGGCGCGCATGAACAAAGCCAGCGTGAATTTTGCTGAAGATATGCGGGCTTTATATGCGCGGCTAGTCATTGGCTGGTCATTCGATGACAAGATGACCCACAAAAAGGTTGTCAGGATCTTTGAAGAACGTCCAGCGCTAATGGGCGAGGTAGTGGAGTTTGCGCAGAACAGTGAAAATTTTACTACGCCCTAATACCAGAACTGGTGGCCTTTGCTAAACATGAATTAGCACTGGCCACCAAAGTTGGTGAAAATGGGGCGACAAGAAAAGAGCATTTTGAAAAGCTAAAGCGCGGCGGCTATGCCGTACCAGAATTAGAAAACGCACCAGAATTACCTGAAAGGCTTTCATATTTGTGGGCGGCTTATCTTAGTATGATTAATTCTGGCTGGCCGCTAGGATTTGAGGAGGTCCGAGCGTGGAGCGACATGACTGGCGCTGCATTACTTGGATGGGAACTGACAGCGATAGTTAGCGTCGAAAACGCGAGGAAAGAGAGCCATGGCTGATTATGAGCAATCTGTTGTTGTAGAGATAGAAACAACGGGCGGAAAAGCCGCCATAAAAGAACTGGATGGCGTTGGCAAAGCAGCTGACCGTACAGAAGAACACGCACAGGACCTTTCAACCACACTATCAAACCAGCTTACAAAATCAATGGACGGCGTTGCGCGCCATGCCAATTCTGTCAAAGATGGAATGAAGAAAATAGGCAAGTCCATGGCAGTCGTTGGCGGCGCCGCTATTGCGGCCACAGCAGCGCTGGCGAAACTCACCTTGACCCATGCTGGCAACGCCCGTGAATTGAAGAACATGGCAGACATTGCCGGACTAAGTACAACGGATTTGCAGGAGTGGGGCTACGCCGCCAAAGGCGTTGGCATGGACATGGATGGGCTGTCTCAGGTTTTGATGGACTTCAATGACCGCGTTGGTGATGCTGCCATTGGCAGTGGACCGCTGATGGATTTCTTGGAACAAGTCGGACCACAGGTCGGAGTGACGTTGGCGGATTTCCAGCGGTTGTCATCGTCTGAGGGCTTGCAGCTTTACGTTTCCAGCTTAGAAAAGGCGGGTAAAAGCCAGCAGGACATGACTTTCTATATGGAATCAATGTCTGGCGGCGCGACAAAGTTATTGCCATTACTAACCCAGCAGTCAGAAGAACTGAATCGACTAAGAGATCGAGCGAGGGCGCTTGGAATCGTAATGTCGGAAACTGACCTTGCACAGCTGGCCGCCAGTGGGAAATCATTCAGTGACATTGGAGAGATTTTCACAGCGACAATGGCGCGCATTTCCACAGCATTGGCACCACTGATTACGCATTTTTCAGAAAAATTCACTGACGCCGCAATTGAAGCGGGCGGATGGGAACAGGCAACACAAAACGCCATTAGTAAAATCATTATGGGTTTTGGTCGTTTAGTCGATGCTTTCAGGCCGCTGGTGAAAGTTTACGAGACTATGAAGCTGGGGATCCAAACAGTCAGCTGGGTTTTTCTTAAAGCGTTTGAGAATTGGGCAAAGATATTTGACATGACAATGCACATCATGTCGAAAGGCTGGAAATTGTTCATTGACGGTATAAACGCTGGTGCCACATGGTTAGCAAACAAAGGCGCTGGCTTTTTCATGCCAATGGCCAAGGGCGCCGATGCAGTTTTCGCAAGCGTGAACGAATTGTTCAATTCCTTTATCGCAAAATATAACAAAGTTGCTGGTTTTTTAGGCATGACCCCGCTGGAATTTTCTATTTCTGATGGTGGTTCGATGCAAGCGCGGCTTGATGCGCTGATTGGCGGCGAAACATTGATTGCGCCCATAGCCATGCCCGAATTTGTATCAAGCGCGGCCACGGTCCAACTGGGCGAAATGGCCGACAAAATGTTTGCTGGCATGGTTGATACAGCAAATTCTTTGGGCGATTTTTCATCCACTGGTGATCGTTTGGTTAAAAGTTTTAACGACATTAGCGATGCGGCCAGAGCAAAGGCGGCAGCGGCGGTTGAGAGTGACAACAAAATTGTTGAAAGCGCAGAACAGGCGGCGGCAAAGTTGGAAGAAATTTCTAAGTCTAACTCGATCAGTTGGGCCGAGAGTATGCGAAGTCGCGCTGGCAAAGAACAGCGATCAAAAGACAAGGATGACGATGCAAAGCTAAAAGCTGACCAGCTGAAAGCAGAAGAAACACTTGCTGACCAGAAACTTACCGTGACAAATGGCTTAATGAGCGCCATAGATGCGGCGATGGCGGCTGGATCTGAAAAGGAATTTAAACGCGGCAAAGATGCAGCGATTGCAATGGCCGTTATTAACACAGCACAAGGCGCGACAAAGGCATTCGGTCAGGGTGGTTTTTGGGGATTTGCGGCGGCAGCGGCAGTGATTGCGGCTGGTATGGCGCAGGTAAACAAGATCAAACAGACCAAATTCAAAGGCGGCAGCGGTGGCGCGGCAAGCGTTCCGTCAGCACCAACGCTTTCCGGTCAGGATAGCGGATCAGGCGGTGCAAACAGTCAGGCTGGATCTACAACACAGTCAGTTTCGATCAATATCACAGGCGGCAGTTTTGGTTCTGGTGCTGGTGATGACGTTATTGCATCCCTGAAAGACTTTTTCAGCCGCGATGGTGTATTATTTGACGGTGCAAGCACACAAGGGCAGGTTATAGCAAATGGTTGATATTACTTATGTGGCAAAACGGGCGCTGGTCAATGATCCGGCTACCGTCCTAACTATATCGGTTGGCCTGACAGCATACGATAGATCCACTGAGGCCAAAAAGTCACAGGCTGTTTCATTGGGTGGTGTTATGCAATCAACGCTTCACAGCATAATCAACACTTGGTCAATTTCAACGACACCGATAGATCCACTGGATCAGTCACAGTTTGATGAATTCATTTATTCAACGATCAACAGCGAATATTTCGACATTCTTGATTTCGATGACGGAACGATTCGGACGGTTCAGAGAGTTGGGCCGCATTCACGGAACAGGGTGGGAACGTCAGTTAACCTATTCACATACAGCTTCACAGTCCGAGAGGTTCAATAAATGCGATCATTCGGCAGCGATTTCATGGAGGCAAACAACCAGCTGGACCGTTCACCACGTTTGGCCGCTAAGATAACAAACAGCACTGGTGCGTTCTGGTTGGTCAGTCACAGCGATGTTGAGACATTAGGTGAGCAGTATACAGGAATCATGGAGCAGGGCCTCACAGGGCAAACCATAGAGCCTGAAAAGAGCATTTCAGTATTGGGCAGCATGGCTATTGAGACTGTTGATAATGGTTTTACAGAAAAGATGCGCGCCATTCTGACCCAAAACGAAACAATCATAGGCGATAAGGTCGAAGTCTGGATTGGCTATCAAGAAATGGACTTTGCTGACTACCAGCTTTTGGCAACGTACTGGGTTGACGGGGTTGATAACGATTTTAAGTCATACACGTTAAGGCTGATCGACACACAAAGATTCATCAAGAGATCGATATTTTCAAAGAAGTCCACACAGCTTTTCAAAAGTATCAAATCAACGGAAACTTTCAGCACCATTGAAGTAATTTCGACAGAGGGTTTCGAGTTGGTCGCGCATGACGGCGACTGGGCTGACGCGCCGAATTTATCTGTGGGATACCTGAAAATAAACGGCGTTGATTCAGCTGGAACTGACGTCTTCGAGGTATTGCGGTATACGGGCAAAACAGCGACAACATTCACAGGCGTTTCGCGTGGGGTGTTAGGCACAAAGCGCGTGACGGGAAAAGGCACAGAAGATGGTGATGGTGCGGTTTCACAGGTCGAAGAATTCATATACCTTGACTTGAACATCCCAAAGATGGCAATGGCGATAATGACTGGCGACCTTTATGGTCAGGCTGGCGGCAGATTGCCAGCGCATTGGCATTGCGGGTTGACTGCCGACAAAATAGATCTGTTGTCGTTTGAAGAAATTGGCGCCGATTTGTGGTCGGTCCCGCTGTCGTTCATGAACCCAAAAGTTATTGATGGAAAAATGTTTCTTGCCACGCAAGTAATGCGGCCAGTGAATTTATTTCTAAAGGTTGACCAGTATGGAGAACTCTCATTAAGACGGTTCGCAGCGATTTATCAGAAATCAATTCCAGATGGCTTTCTTGATCAAACCAATACGATAGAGTTTAGCGGAGTCAAACGCGAAGCCAAAGGGCTGAAAAACCGATTTGAAATTCTTTGGGAATGGCGCCATGAACATGAAAAACATGCGCGGCGATCAATCTTTATTGACCAAGATTCTATTGAAAGAAACAATTTCACCAGCGAGATTTTGACGATAAAGCTGGACGGAGTGCGGAACAGATCGAAAGATATTCAACACACGCTGGAACAATTCGCCGAGGGGATCCGCGCCCGATATTCAAACCCAGCAATCAACGCGACCGCAAAAGTTTTTCTGTCTGATGCTGTGCAATACGAGGTTGGCGACTTGGTTCTTGTGTCGTTGCCTTACCCTGATTTTGCAGACACAGACACGCTAGAAACGACAATGGAAGTGCAAGGAGTTTCAATTGATTTCGTCAGAGGCACGGCGGAGTTGAAACTTTTAGGTTCGTCAGGCCAGCCAACATCAATAGATTTTGACCATGGCGCGGATCCGACAGAATTGGATCACACAGGCTGGACGGAACTGGTGGGTGCGTTAACCGCTGGCGGGCTGGTCAATGGCACTGGGTTTGCGGTAGTTGGTAACACGCTTGAATTGATGCAGGATTTCACATTGACTGGCGGCCCTACAACGGCCAGCGGGCGTTATTGGTATGACGGAAACATAAAGATCCTAACTGGCATCACGCTGACAACGACATTGAATACAACCATCGATTGTACAGATCTCACTTTGGCAGGTACGGCAAGCATTACGTCAAAAGGGAACGGGCTGGCTGGCGGTAGCGGTATGATAGCTGCAAAGAACGACTGGACTGGCGTCAGGG